GACGATCGAGCGCATCGGCCCGCCGAAGTGGTCCGGTGCCGAGAGCAGGTGCCCGCGGTGCACGATGTAGCGGTCCGGGTCGGCCTCCGCCGTCTCGCCAGTCGCGTAGCCGCGATCGTCCACCTGGCGGATGCGCAGCGCGCCCGACGTGAAGTCCAGAAGCCGATGCGGGACGGGCACAACTTCACGGAGCCGGAAGCCGGCGCCGGCCGCCTCATAGACCTTCTCCGCCACGGCCACGGGATAGAGCGTGCCGTCGAGCAGGTGCCCGTTGGCGAAGAGCCAATTCCCGCAGCCCTCCACCTGTTCCCGAATGACCGCCGCCGCCTCCACGTCGGCCGCGTCCTTCTCGTCGTAGGGCAGGACCGACGCCTGCTTCCCGATGACAGCGAGCTTGCGCTTCATCCACTCCGACTGCGAGTGGCTGTCGGCGATCATCATGTCGCGGTAAAGCGTGAAGAGCTCCTCCGTCGCGCCGCCCTCCGCCATCGCGAAGATCCGGACCACGCGGTCGACGTCCAGGAAGGGAGCGATCGCCGGCCGCTCCCCGCCCGTGTGCACGAACGGCGCGCGCCGCGTGAGCTTGTCGAAGACCGCCCGCATTGTGTCTTTCAGGTTCATGTTGCCCTCACGCCATCAGCGCCGGCCGCGGGCCTGTCGCCGCCGGCAGGTGCCGCGCGCCCACCGCGGCGCCGCTCCCGACCTGCGCCGCACTGGCCTCCGCCCGGCCGCGCCCGCGCAGGCCGTGCCGGGCCAGCTTCACACCGTCGAACGTGTCCCCGTGGTTGCCGGCCGAATCGAGCAGGTTGTTGAAGCCGCCCTTCTCCCGCACGACCAGGCGGAAGTCGTCCTTGAGCCAGCGGCTTTCCGGGAGCGTCATCAGGCCGTCGTCCAGGTCGTTCACAACCTGGCTCCCGAGGTAGGTCTTCATGGGCATCGTCTCGCCCAGGTACTCCGTGGATTCCGACGCGACGACGATCTCCACCGGCACAACGGCCGCCAGGTCCTTCCGCACCCGCGCCGCGAAGAACCGCTCGTTCGTGCCGTCAACGCAGAGCCGCTTGGCCGAGAGAGACACCCCGTTCCGTACCCTCACGCACGCCGCCACGATCTCGCGCATGATGGCGAGAGCCCTGTCCGGATCCGCCGTCTTGAACCGCAGGACGAGCCGCACGATCGCCATCCGCCCGGCGCCCTCGACCACGGCGATCGCGTTCGGGTTGCTCTTGGCCTTCTCCGTGGTCGCCAGGTCCCAGCCGATCGCGACCGGCCCATCGCCGAGCTTCTGCTCCCACCCGGCCGGCGCCTCGTTTTCCGCTGCCACGCCGAGATCCCGGCCGGCCTGCATCGCCCGGTGCAGGGCCGCCAGGCTGACCGCCGACGTGCCCCCGCGCGTGAAGGCGAGCGCGTAGTTGCGGTCCCACGCATCGCGGTCGATGTGCGCCGCCCGCGACTGCTCCGGCGTGACGGGCTGCCGGGTCCGCAGGTCGAACATCTTCACGCCGGCGGCCGCCGCGTCCCACACGTCAACCCGGTGCACCCTCACGTTTGCCTGGCTGTCGTACCAGTGCCCGCGCGCGTCCTTCTTCGAGAAGTCCGAGCCTTCGGGCGGAACCGCGAGCTCAAAGGAGAAGTGCCCATCATCGTCCGGCGGGGTCGTGCACATGACTACCCTGAAGTCCGGGTCCCGCGAAGCGATCGGCTCCATCGCCTCCCAGAGGTCCTTCAGCGCCCGGATGAAGCCAATCTCGTCGATCATCACGAAGCCCGAGTAGCCGCGCGCCGTGGCCGGGTTCGGGGCAATGAGGCGCGTGCGGGAGTAGGCCGTCCGGTCGTGGTAGAGCCGGGCCTCGACCTTCCCGTGCTCGAACATGTCGCAGAAGGCGTCGTGGTCGACCCCGTCCGCCGAGGTCTCCAGGAGTTGCCCGCGTTCCGTGGCCATCCGGCGCCACTTGTCGATCGCCTGCCGCCAGAGCTGCGCCTCGCGGATCAACATCTCGCCGCCGACCGCGATCGAAGCCGAGGCGTAGGTCACCAGACGCCAGGGCTTCTCCATCATTCGCCGCAGGGCCAGCGCCGAGAGGGTCGTCGTCTTCCCGGCCTGCCGGCGCCAGAGCCAGAGCACGAAGCCGATCTCATCCGCCCCCCAGAAGGCCTCCTCCTGGAACGGCATGAACTGGATGAGCGGCTCGGGCGGCCCGGCTGGAGAAGGCGCGGCCGCCGGCGCGGATCTCCGCGCCGCCTTCGCCGGCTTCTTCGAGATGGCCGAGGCATTGTCCAAGGGTCGGAACTCCTACCGCGCCGCCTGCCCGGCAGCCGCCGGCGGCGTGCCGAACATGAGGGTGATGAGCTTCTCCATCTTCACCTGCTTCGTTTCGCGGCCCTCCGCGATCCGCCGGGCGGCCTCCTCGTCGAACCACTTCAGGAAGAGATCGGCCGTCTGCCTCTGGAACCGCTTCTCGGCGAGCGCGATCTCCCGGTCCTTCTGGGCCAGCCGCGCCCGCATCGTCTTGGCGGCCGAGACCTTCGCGTCCGAGTCCCGCAGCTTGGCGAGCGCCACGCTCAGCGGAAGCACCTGGTCGCCCTCGGCGGCCTCCAGCATCTCCAGGATCTTTCCGCCGGCGACGGCCGCCGCGCCTTCGCTGATGTTCCCGCCAGCGGCCTTCGCCAAGGAGAAGGCATAGTCGGCCAGACGGCGGACGTTCTCCACGCGCCCCTCTTCGCGCAGCCAGTCCGCATAGCCGCCCGCCCGCCACTCGCTCAGGTTCTGCGGCTTCACCGGCTCGCCGGCGAACGACTGTTCCATGACCGTCTGCGCGGCGGGGAGCTCATTGAGCCATCGGCAGATGACCGATCCCGTCTGCCCGTCGCGGATGCGGCGGTTGACCTCCAGGCGTACCGGGAGCGGCAGGCGCGCGATCTTCCCTTTGCGGGCCTCGGCCATGTCACACCTCCCCGCGTTCGCGGGCCAGCGTGCCGGCGGCCGTGATGCGGTAGTGGATGCTGCCGCCGAGCTTGTCCGGGACGGCGTCGACCAGGCCGAGGCCGCGGAGAAGCTCCAGCGCCTCGCGGGCGTCGGCCGCGCTCGGCTCAACGTCTACCATGCCCCGGCGATAGGTCAGCCGCGCCACGGCCTCCGGTGCGAACGCCAGGAGGCTCCTCTCATAGAGGAACTCCAGCGCCGCGTGCCGCAGGTCTTCCTTCTGCTGGGGGCTCAGGCTTGCCATGTTCCGCCCTTTCAGTCCCGCCTCGATGCCGCGTCGAGCGTCAGCACCAGTACGCTCTGCTTCCGGTCTTCGATCTCCCGCGCGATGCGCGCGATCTCATTCCCATCGCCGTCTCGCTCGGCCACGCGCAGGTTCGCCTCCAGCGCGTTGATCGACAGCCGGATGTCGCCGATCGCCGCCCGATGTCGCTCCCCAGGCATGGCTACACGCTCAGAGGAATACCCGCCGCCTTCATGATGCCGTGGTGGGTGGCCTGATTCGGCCCAAGGTCGATGCCGTGCGAGGCCAGCACGCAGTGCGCGCACTCGTGGAGCATCTCCACGTCGGTCTCGCGGCCGTCCGGATTCACGAACGCGACGATTCGCTGCTCGCGCCGGGTCAGAATCGCGTAGGCCGGCACCGACCGGCCAAGCTCCGGCGAGTGCCCGCAGTAGATGCCCGAGCCGCACGCCCGGCCCGGCCGCGCCTCGACCGTCAGAATCTCGCCCTTCCACGTCCGCCCGAGCCGCCGTTGCGCCTCCGCGAACTGGATGTCGAACTGCGATCGCAGCGACGGCGGGCAGACGATCTTCCGCGTCGGCTTCGGCCCGCCGAAGAGGCCGGAGAACCACGAGCCAATGCGCTCGAACACGTTCACGGCGCGCCTCCCGCCGGCACGGTGATGATCTCCGGCCGAACGATCATCGGTTCGGGCTGCTTCACCACCGTCGGCTCCATGCTCGCGACCTGGCCAAGCGTGTAGATCCCAAACGCCCCAAGGAGAGCGCCCTTCACCGCATCGACCAGGCGCGCGATGTTGTCCGAGCCCTGCATGGCCGAGAGCGGGTTCAGCGGCGCCTCCAGCTTCATTTCCTCGACGCCCTTCACCGTCACTTCACCGGCGCCGCCGGGCGCGAACTGCATCCGGACGGCCGCGTAGGTCCGCGGCTGGGCCTGGAACGCCCGATAGGCCTCCAGCGCGTTCGCCGCCGCCTTCTCGCTCGCGCAGCCGGCCGCCAGCGTCGCCGCCGCCGCCGCGCAAGCCGCCATCGCGTTCAGGGTCTTCTTCATCGCGCGCTCCTTTTCGCTTGTTCAAGCCGCCGTTCCAGTTTCAGGAGCGGGCTATGCGCGACGTCACCCGGAGAAACCCGCCACGACGGGACACGCGCCAGCAGGTCGATGCCGGCCTGTTGAAACGCCGCGAACGCCAGTTCCGAGCAGAACCACTTCAGCGGGTTCGGCCGGTCTCTCCGCGAGACGAAGCGCAGGACCCCCCAGTAGTCGTAGGGCGCGCCGATCTCGCCCACCAGGAAGTCCGCGATCCGCTGCTCCTGCTCCGCCGTCAGGCAAGAGCACGCGAGCACCTGGACGACCGTCGCCGGGTCATGGCCCTCGAAGGGGTTGTCGATCAGCCGGACCCCGCCCTTCCAGGCATCGATCACCTGCCCGCCGCCAACCTGGATCGCCACGTGGCTCCACTCGCTCCACGTCCGCCACTTGATGAGGCGCGAGAGCAGGCTGACGCCCTGGTAGAGCAGGATCCTCATCAGTCCTCCGTGGCCCCCGGCGCGACGCGCGCGTCGATCTTCATATCCCGGACGATCTGGTTCAGGCTCTTCAGGATGGCCTGCTGGCCCGTCCGAACCTCGACCACCGATCCGTGCAGGCCCGCCATCCGCGCGTCGAACCGCGACTCCATGTCCCGAAGGAGCTGGCAATAGCGCGATTCGATGTCCCGGACCTGCTGCGCGTGGCGCGCCTCGCACTTCTCCCAGTCCCGCACGTGGACCCGGTTGCCGAGCTCCGTGTTGAACTCCCGGACCAGGCCCGCGATCGTCTGGTCGATCGGCGGCTGCCGGCGGAAAAACCCGGCGATGCCCAGGACCATCTGCACCAGGCCCAGGAGCGTCATCGTGCCGGCCACGACGTAGAAGAGAGGAAGCGCCTGCTGCAACGTCGCCGCGTCGGGAGTCGGATTCATGCCCGCGACGCTATGCGCGCGAGCCTCGGCCAGCGACGAAAGGTGCGGGTTATGAAACGAGAAGCGCCCGCTCGCGCGGGCGCCCCTCGGGGTAGCGGCGGAGACACCGCCATGTAGCGGGCCGGATCATGCTCCGGCGCCGGGAGAGGTTCAGGCTACTGTGCGGGTTGTGAAACTACGCCGGCCGGCTGGGGCTGAGCCGCGGCCGTTACTGGCGGGGGGTCTATCATAGGGATATGTCTGTCGAGCACGCGGCGAACCTCGTCCAGAAGGTCTCCCGGCAACCTGCGGCCTTCGCGAAGAATCACCCCGTGTCTTCTCAGTTTCGCGTGCAACCGGGCTCTGTCGGCGCGTTCCCTGACCAGATGAGGCGCGTTCAGGTCGATGTTCCTGATATGATAGATGGCGGCCGGCGTAGTGCCGACGAGGCGGTGGGTCTGCGGGTCTTCGAATATCTCGGTGTCATAGTCTGCTTCCGCACAGCAATCCAAGAAACGAACCCCGCGTTTGCGGAGCCGACACGACGGCCACGTATCGGTCTTAAAGCCGTTGCATGAACTGTCAGCCAGATACAGGTTGCTGTACCGCTGCGTTGGTCTCCTCTTCAGCCGGGGATCAAAATGGTCGATGGCCATCTCGCGTTCGCCCATGGCCCCGAGAAACCGCATGCAGTAGGCGCACCGATCCTTGAAATCACGCCGCAGCTCAGGCAACGCTCTGCGATACGTGTGCGGAGTGAGCCGACGACGCGGAGGGGCGCCGCGCCTAACGCGTGGGCCTGATGAAGACTGCGTAGTCATCTAGGGAACGCTCGATCCGCCGAATCAGTTTGGACCGGGTATGATCGAACATTATCTCGTCAGCGGAACGTGCCCCGATCGAGTTCCTTCGCCGTGCCTGCAGCCGATCCAACTCCTTGATCTCCGCGGCTGACGCATGGCCTTCGGCCTCCAGTGCGGCAAGCTCGGCGAAGCGAGATTGATCACCGGCCTCCCATCGTTCGGCGTCATCTTCCACCACGGGGACAATCATCTCCTGCGAGTCCATATCGCCCGTCACGTCGGAAGTCACTTGAGGCGTCGCGTCCAGCCGCTCGATGTCGCCGTCTCTCGGCGGGCGATACTCTCCAGCCGATTCGGCCCCAAACGTCCGCCAAGCAGCGCGGTCTTCGCTGACCAGCGCGCTTGCAGCAGCCGCTGCTATGAGACCCATTCTCACTGGATTGCCTCGAACAGGGCCAGGATGAATGCTCGATGGGTTGCGACATCGCTGCACAGGAGGGCCACAAGATCAGTAGCGATCGTCACGCCGGAAGCTGGCTTGTCGGCCCTGACCAACGCGTGCAAGGCAAAGGAGACCAGCATAATCTCCGCGGTGTCATCAGCCCTGGAAAGCTGGATGAACCTGGCGCTCGCCAGAGGATATCCGCCCGGAGGTGCCCACGTCGTCGGTTCCGTGTCAGAAACACCGGTGAGCTTCTCGGCATATTTCACGCATCGCTCACGGTTCTGCCGAAGATCGAAATCGCTGATGAAGCAGCAGAACGAGCCGGCCAGAACCCCCGACGGCGTCTGATACCCGAATGACATAAGACGCCCGCCGTCCGCTCGCTCGACTTTGAAACGGTTGAACGGCATCGAGACCTTCGCGCCATTCGTAGGCAGCGCGACGTTGACCAGGCCCGCCCGGCCCGATTGCGCTTCGCTCCTCGGCTGTTTACCATTGCTCATCGTTCACCGCCGCCAGACTATTCGAAGAAGCTGGCGCATTCAAGCAAGTCCGCCCCCCTCACGCGAGCTTCCTCGCCAACTGCTCCTCCAGGATATCCTTCACCGTGAAGGGGATGATGACCGCGCCCGTGGCGCGGAAGTGGGCGTCGATCTCCTTCATGGCGTCGTCGGAGTAGCCGAAGGCCACGAAGAAGCCCTTGGGCTGGCGCTCGCGCGAAAGGACGCCGGCGAAGTCGCGGATGTCCGGCGAGCCCACGCGCTCCTTCTGCTTCACCTGGATCGGATACCACGGCGCCGCGGTCAGCGCCAGTTCGCCCTCCTTGCCGTAGCGAGCCTTCGCTTCCGCGACGGCGGAGGCCGGGAAGATCCGCCCGTCGATGCCGTGGTCGCCCACCTGCGCGGCGTTCTTCTGGCCGCCCAAGGCGATGACCGCCCAGTTCTCGAACTCGAAGGGCGGTATGGCCCGGAGCTTCTCCTCCGTCCACGGCAGGTCCCTGACCACGAAGCCGCGGCCGATCTTCCAGAGCCGCGCGTCTTCCTGCAACCCGCACACATCTCGCAGCCTCTTCGCCATGACCCGGCAGGCCGTCGGCGAAACGTCGATCCCGATCCACTGCCGCCCGAGCTTCTGCGCCGCCACGAGCGCCGTCCCGCACCCGCAGAAGGCATCGAGCACGATGTCGTTCCCGTTACTGCTCGCCTGGATGATTCGCTCCAGCAGCGCGAGCGGCTTCTGGGTCGGGTAGCCGAGGGCCTCATCTGCAAACTTGGTCAACCCGCCCAGGGATGGAATGTCATCCCATATCGAGTCGACCGGAATGCCCTTCAACTCCATCTCGTAGCGCTTCAACTTGGGAACGCCTCCCTCAGCGGGGAAGTAGACACGGCCGTCCGCGGCGAGCTTCTCCAACTCCGCCGGTGGCCTCACCCAATGGCGGCCGCGCCCGATCTTCGCCGGGTTCACGCCGCGCCAAGTCTCGCCGGTCTCGCCATTTCTCAAGCCGGCGCCCGTGATATCGGCGCGCCAGTGCTTTCCCCTCTCAGCCACATATTCATCCTCGTAGATGAAATACTTCGCGATATAGCTCTCGGGGTACGGTTTCACCTCAACGTTGAATACCGGCTTCCCGCCGTTGGAGTAGCGGAAGAGGATATCGTGCACGTGGCCAAAGCCGTGTGTGTCGGCGTGAGCCGTCGTCCGCTTCCACACGATCTCGTTCTGGAACTGCTCCTCCCCGAAGATCCCGTCGAGCATGACCTTGACGTAGTGGGAGGCGTGCCAGTCGCAGTGGTAGTAGAACGAGCCCGTCGGTTTCAGCACCCGGTGGAGCTCCACACACCGCGGGCGCATGTAATCCAGGTACGCCTGCGTCGAGGCGTGGCGGTCCTCGAAGGCGCGCCGCTCCTTCGTCTCGCCCCAGAAGACCTCGTAGTTCCGGTTGGAGTTGAACGGCGGGTCGATGTAGACGAGGTCGACGCACCCACCCGGCAGCCGCCGAAGCTGCTCCAGGCAGTCCCCGCACCAGACCACGCGGGTATCGACGAGGGAGGATGGCTTGCGCGCCATGACGCTACGCGGCCGCGGCGATCGGCGCCGAGGCGGCGCCAGCTTCGAGCATTGCCGCCTGAGCCAAGCTATCGGCGCCCATCGGCCTGACCCGGTCACAGGTTTCGGCGATGGCATCTTTCAGGGCCTTGAGGCTGCGGTGCGCCAAGAGCGCAGGAATGCCGAGCAGCAGCGACAGGGCTAGGACCAGAAGACCGAGCGTGGACGTGAGGAGCATGTACTTCTGCATCTTGCGGATGGCGCTGCGGCGTACCCCATCGACGAACCGCCGCACCTCAGGGTCCGGAGAGTAGAACCGCCGCTGGATCTCCTCGCGAACGAACTCCCGCGCCTCGTCTGAAATCGTGCTGACCAGGTACAGCATGCCCATGAAGCGAAGGTGTTCAGCCCACCGCAGGTTCGCATTGAGAAAACGGCGCAACTCAAGATAGGCGGTGTCCTCAAGGCCCCGCGGCCGAGCGGCAAAGAATGCCCGCGCTTCGTCTCTCAGCCGGAACACCTCGTCCCGCGTGACCGCCAGCCGGGCGCTCTTCCAAAGGCCCCATATCCCGATGAGTGCGGGAACGCCGAGGCATGCAATCGCCAGATCGTTCATGTCCGCTCCTCCCGCCTGGGCGTAGTGCCCACCGCCGTCAAGCCGCTGGACGACCGCTGCGGGTCTGCTCCCTCGATCGTCTTTCTGAGCGCGTCCACCTGCCGCACAAGACCTTTGTTCCGGCGCTGCGCAGTCACACCGTACACTACGCCTCCGCCGCCCACAAGAAAAGGAATCCACTGCCCGGCTCCCAATGCCGTGAACACACCAGCCATGGCCTGGATCGCTTCCGCCGGCCTGCCCGACACCTGAGCGGCCATCTTCGTTATCGCCCACACCGACCCGAAGATCATTCCATACTTCAGGAGCGCCTTCACCACGTCGCAGCCGGCGACGAAACGAACACTCTTCTCATGGTGCTTGATGGCCGCCAGTTCGCCGCGGCGAATGGACCTCTGCTTCGGCTGTGCCATCCCAACCCCCCTCGCTCGCCTCACCCCGCGCGCTTGGCGCTTCGTTCAGCCTGGCGGCGTTTCAGCGCCTCTATCCCGCCGCCCTCCAACAGAGCATGCAGCGTCTTGCGTATGTCGTCGAGCCCGGTCTCGATCTCTCCGAGCCGCTTCAGTACCGCCGGGTCGCAGAGGACCTCCGGCCCGGCCTGGCACGGCGGCGCCTCTCCCCGCGAATTGTCCAAGGGTTGGACAATCGCGCCCTCCGGCTTCAGCGGCCCCAGGCGATCCGCGGCGGCGGGCGGCGGAAACCCAACCGTGATATGCGAAGCCGATTCCAGAGCCGCCAGCCGCCGAAGCTCGTCAGGCGTCATGCCCCGGTCGCCCGATAGCACGGCCTCCACGGCGCCCGTGGTCATACGGAGGGCGGCGGCAATGACGGGCCATTCTTCCTGTCGGATGAACTGACACCAACGCAGCCTCCCAGGCTCTGTTGGGACCGGGCAGGGAAACGTTTTGAGGCCACATTCCGCCTCAAGAAGTTCCAGGCGCCGCAGCAGTTTCGGGCCGGCCCCACGTTCGCCTTTCCTCGCGAAATCCAGCATCGCGCGGCTGATGCCCAGACGGTGAGCCAAGCCGCCCCACGACACGGAAAGAGCGCCCTTGAGAACCCGCAGGCGATCTCCAACGAAATTCCTACTCTTCCCTATTGACACGGTTGGAACTCAGTTGTAGAACAGTACGCATGATAGTGCCCGTCACGACGAAAGGCAAAGGTATTCGGCCGATTCGCCATCACGGAATCAGCGCGGCGGCGAAGCAGCTTGGAGTGACGCGCTTTCACCTGCTCCGCGTGATTCACGGGGAGCGCCAGAGTAGGCGCCTTGAGCGCTGGCTGGCGAAGAACATGAAAGGCCCACCGCAGTGAAGCGTGCAGCAGCGAAGAAGTGGGTCGCGGGGCCGAACTACAAGCGGGTGGCCGATCTCAGCGCGGAAGTTGAGGCGGATGGCGCCGCCCTGATGGCTCTCGCGCTGCGCAATCCGGAGAGCGAGCGGCTGCTGCGGCGCGCGGCGTCTTACTGCACATCAATCGCCGGCGTCTTGCGCCTGTGCAACGCGGAGCTCGTCGGCCCCCTCAGCTTCACCGTTTGCGAGGGGCTGTTCATGGCGGAATGCTTCTGGCGGCGGGGAGATGGCCCAGAGCTCGCGCTGCATCATCTCGCAGAGCGCGTGAGCCGATGGCGCGAGAGCCGCCCCACCTCGCTGTGCGGGCCGGGTGCCGGTCGCGGCGGCTCCCATGCAAAGGGGCCTTGCCGACGCCTCCGGGTGATGCCCCGGCCCGCTTCCTCTTCCGCCGGCACCAATGCCGGCGCGCAACCAGACCCGAAAGGAGAGACGGCATGAAGCACGCGAGCACGAGCGAGTTGAGGATCCACCCGGACACGGCCGCGATCCCGGCCCTGACTCCAGCGCAGTACGAGTCCCTCAAGGCGGGCATCGAGCGGAATGGGATCCTCCAACCGTTGACCGTGGATGAGGAAGGCCGCGTGATCGACGGCCGGCATCGGCTGAAGATCGCCGCCGAACTCGGCCTGGAGGCCGTTCCTGTCAACACGGTCGCCGGCGCGGATGCCGCCCTCCTCGCGTGCGACCTGGCCGTCGACCACAGGAACCTCACGAAGTCCGGCCGCACCCTCGTCCTCTACTTGGCGCACCCCGGTCTGGCGAAAGGCTCGGAGGACCGGCGGAAGGGCAACCTGATCCCCGGCGCGCGGCAGAAGGCGGCTCTCGATGTGATTGGAATCACATCGAGAAAACACGGGGAAAACTGCGATTTCCTGACCATCGCGGACCGCTACCGCGTGCCCCGTGAGTACTTCTCCATGCTCGGCGAGATCGAGGAGTCTTGCAGGGGCAATCCGGACCTCTGGGAGGAGTGCAAGCGGCAGATTCTGGAGGACGAGAAGGGCATCGGCGCCGTGAAGGCCGGGGTCGGCGGGGCGTTGGTCGCCAAGGGCAAGAAGCGAGCGGATACGAAGTACGCGCAGCTGGCGGCGCGGACCGCCTCATCCCTGGCGGGCGTTTTCCGCGAGTGGCCACGCATCCGGTGGGATGACGAGGACGCCCACCATCGCGTGAGGGCGATGAACGGCCTGACCGCGGCGATCCTGACCATGCCCGACGAGATCCGCCACATGGTGGCAGAGAGCATGGTGCACTGGCCGCGGGCGGACCTGGAAGACATCGCCAAGCGCGTCAAGGCCGCCCTCGCGAAGACTCCGACCGACCGCCCGAAACCGCGCGTCGTCTGAAAGGACCGCGCCCATGAACGAGGCCAAGCTCATAGAGGCGTTGAAGGCCCTCGCCGAAGCCCTGCCGGAGAGTATTCGCCGCGCGGCCTTCGGCGAGCCGCGCGGGGCGCAGATTGCGGAAGCGGGGGGCGAGGCCTCTGAGTATGACGAGGCGGCGTGCCGCTTCCCGTCCGAGTTCTCCGAGGCGAACAGGCTGGCGAGCGAGCAGGGAGTCGTATGCCGCTCCGCCATCGCGAAGGCGGCCGCCGTGCTCCACTTCCGGGCGCTGATGAGCCGCGGACTGTCTGGCAACCACGCGAGTCTCCACGTCGGGGTCCCGTTCTGCACGATGTACCGCTGGCAGAGGAGGTTTGCCGACTTCGGAGTTCAGGGGCTGATCGCCAAGAAGTCTCCGGGCCGGCCGAGGAAGATACGATGACCGCACGCGCCGCCGCTTGTCACCACTCGATGCTCGCCCAGACCGATGTCCTTCGCGACATGCGCGAACGCGGGCTCACGTGGGGGCAGGTCGCAGCGGCGCTCGGCGTGAGCGCGGCGACGGCGATCCGCCTGGGGAAGCGGCGGCGCGATTTCGATGCGGGCAAGCGGCGCGACCTCGCGCCGCGCACGGCGCCGGGCCGCCCGGCGCTGGCCGACAAGCTGACCCCGGAGGCGCGGGACTTCCTCAAGCGAAAGGTGCTCCAGTGCGGGAGCAAGGCGCTGACGGCCTACTACTTCGCGCACGATCCACTGTGCCCGGACGACCTGCGGGAGAAGTTCCTCACCATGAAATCGATCCCCCTCAGCATCCGCCGGGCGATGCACGTGACGGCCGACGCAAAGGCGCACTACCGTGGGCCAAAGGCGGAGTCGGCGGCCGGCATCAAGTGCAGCCACGACGGAATGGTGATCGAACCGGCGAGCGGCCGGCGGCGGGAACTGGCCGCCGGCGACATCTACCTCTCGGACGACATGAGCCGGAACATCCCGTTCTGGTTCGAACTCGCCGACGGCGAGCGCGAGACGCGGGCGCGCCGCGGCGACAAGCTGGCGGAGCGGCACGGCGTGGCGATCGGCCGGCAGGGACTCTTCACGATGGACGCCCGCGGAAAGTTGCTCGGCGTCTCGCTGATCGGCTGCGCGCGCGACGCCTACACCTCGGCCGACGTGCTGCGGCACTTCTGGCGGATCGTCTCGGACTTCGGCTACCCGCGCCTTCAGTGGGTTCTGGAGAAGGGCGTGTGGTCCTCGCGTTGCATCGACGGCTCGCGGGTGTGGTGCAGCGATGAGGAGCGCGAGCAGATGGTTTCCGGGCTCGGCCAGTTCGGCTTCGACGTGTGCCACGTTTCGACAAGCCAGGGGAAGGCGCTGATCGAGGGCTGGTTCAACTTCTTCCAGCGCGCGCAATCGCTACAGGAGGGCGCGCCGGACATCGGGCGGAACCGCGGCGAAATGGAGCGCGAGGCGGCGCTCATGCGGCGCATCCAGGCCGGCGTTGTGCATCCCGCCGAGGCGGGCATGCCGGACTTCGCCGAGGCGCTCAAGATGGACTTCGACACCTGCGTCTTCCTGAACGCGAAACCGAAGAGCGGCCGGATCCAGCGTGGCGTGCCCGACGAGGTGTGGGCTCGCGATACGGCCGCGCGACCCCTGACGACGCCGGCGTCCGAGCATCGCGGCCACTTCCTGCCGGTCAAACTGGAGACGGAGATCCGCGGCGGTCACGTCGAGAAGAAGATCGCCGGCGACGTCTTCCGCTTCACGATCCCGGAACTCTTCGCGGTCTGCGGGTCTCACTATCGCGTGCTGATGTGCTTCGACCCGACCGACCCGGAATCGGGCGCCGAGATCTACAACCTGGAGCGCGGCGCCAGGAACGAGCAGGGCTTCGCCTTCATGCAGCACATTGGGACCGCCGAGTACGCCGCGCCGCGGCCGCTGTTTGGCTACTCCGACGAGGTCGCCGCCGACGTGGCTCGCCGCAAGCGCTACCAGCGGGCGGTCAAGACGGCCTATGCCGGCACGGGCCTCTTCGGCAAGCGCGCCTCGTGGGCCGTTGAGGCGCGCGACGGCCTGGGCGCCGTCTCCCGCATCGAGATTTCGGCCGGCCAGTCCGGGTCCTCCCCGATCGGCGCCGGTAGCGCCTCCGGGTCTCCTTCCCGGCTGGCCGGCCCTGATGTTCCGGCCGCCACCGTGCGCGTGCCGGCGCCGATCCGGCGGCGGGAACTCACGGAGGAGGACGTGGCGCGGCTCAACCGGGAGTCGGACGAGATCGAGGCGCAGATGCGCGCGAACGGCCAACTGCTGGGTGTGTGAACGAAATCGGCCCGGCGCCTGCCGCCTTGGCGGGTGATGCAGGACACCGGGCCAATCAGGAGAAGGAAGAGTATGACCGACAACGCGAAGACGCAAGAGCGGGAACTGACGGACCTCTGCGCGAAGATCCGCGCGTGGCAGGAGGCCCGCAAGCTGAGCGACTCGGCGATGCTGCGCCGTTTCGTGGATCTGGGCTCCACGAAGACCTTCACGCGCATCATCAAGGGCGACACGGAGCAGATGGACATCGAACGCCAACTGGCGAACTACCGCGCCGTGTGGGCGCTGATCGAATCCATCGGGGACACCGACGAGCGCGGCGAGGCTGGCTATGAGGACCTCTCCGGCGTGGCGGCCCTGCGGCGCGTGCTCCTGGAGGTCTTCAAGGAGAGCGGCAACGGGCGCTTCGTCCTGGTCGAGGGCGACACGGGCAGCGGCAAGACGATGGCCGCGAAGATGCTGATGGTCACCTGGGGCCAGCGGATGCTCTTCATCGAGCTCGCGCCGGTCTTCGGCGATTCCCCGCACCACTTCCTGGGCCTCATCCTGACCGCGCTCGGGCAGAAGGATCTGCCCTTCAACCCGGCGGAGCGGCTCTGGACGGTGGTCGAGGCGTTCACGCAGACGCGCCGGTGCCTGGTGATCGACGAGCTTCACCACGCCGGGCCGCGGATCTTGAACACGATCAAGACGATCATCAACCAGACCCCCGGCGAGGTCGTGGGCCTGGCGATGCCGACGCTCTGGGCGAAGCTGGAGCGCGGCGCGGCCTACGAGGAGTGCCGGCAACTCACCGGCAACCGCCTGGCGGAGCGCGTGCGCCTGGCGCCGATCAACCGCGGCGACCTGGCGAAGTTCGTCTCGCGCCGCCTGCCAGGGCTCAATGGGGATCTCCCCAAGGCCGTCGCCCTGGTCGAGCAGCACGCCCGCGCCCGCGGCAACCTGGCCTTCGTGCGGGATTGCTGCCGCCGCGCCGCCGAGCTCTACGACGGCGACAAGATCGACATCGAGTCCTTCTCCCGCGCCGTGTCCGCCGAGGTGGAGAGCCGCTGAACATGAACGGCGACGAGCAGATCTGCATCGTGGAGGACCTCGAAGAGGTTGGGGACCGCGCCCGCGCGGCCCTGGCCGGCGGCCGCAGCACGGCCGCGGAATGGACCGGGATCCAGACCGAGTTGGAGATGATCGTGGCGGCCATCGCGCGAATGCTGGCCGGCCGGTGAAAGGAGACCCCATGACCAAGACCGAGAAGATGCGCGCCGCGGCGATGGGCCGCGCCGAGGTCGAGTTGCTCGTGCGCGAGCTCTGCTTTGCAAGCGTCGCGATCGACGAATCGACAGCGAAGATGAACGAGGAACTCGCCCAGGTCCGCAGCCGCTACGAGCCCGAGCTCGCGGCGCAGCGGGCGACGTATGAGGGCCTGTTCGCCATAGCCGAGGAGTGGGCCGCCGCACATCCGCAGGAGTTCGCCAGCCGCAAGAGCATCGCCATGGTGCACGGCACGGTGGGCTACCGCACCGGGCAGCCCACGTTGAGTCCGATCCGCGGCATGACCTGGGAGAAGGTCCTCAGCGTGCTCAAGAGCCTCCGGCCGGCGTTCGTGCGCGTGAAGGAGGAGATCGACAAGCAGGGCCTCACGGCCGCCGCCGCGGACCTCGGCGAGGAGAACCTCAAGACGCTCGGCCTGCGCCTCACGCAGGCGGAGCGGTTCTACGTCGATGTGAACAAGGAGGCCGCAACGGCGCCCGAAGCGCCGCCGGCGGCCTGAGGGGAGAACGATGAACCTGCTGATCGACTGGGAAGGCGAAGCGCGGAAGTGGCGGGAATGCGCGCTGGCCACGCTGGCGGCGCTGCTCATCCTGGCCGCCTTCTGCGCCGGCCGCCTGCAGGCGCCCCGCGGCGCCGCCGCGGCGGACCGCACGATCCGACTGGTGCTCGACATTGGCGACGGCCTGAAGAAGCCGGCCGCGGAAACGGCCGGCGCCGACCTGCTGGCTCCGCTGCTGCCGGAGGAGGCCGGGCGATGACCCGAGCCGATAGCATCGAGCGCGCGATGAGCGGTGCGAGCGGCTCGCCGCTCTCACGGCTGCAGAAGCAGCGGATCTGCATGCTCGCCGAGCGGGCCTGGATCGCCGCCGGGCGGGAGCACTTCGACCCGGCCGCGGCGGCGGCGAATGATCCGCTGGCCCTGTCGGCGTCCGAGGCCCTGGAGCTTTGGCGCCACGAGGAACAGCAGAAGGCGTGCGGGCTCAAGCACCTCACGGCCTGCAGCCAGCGCGAGTTTCCGCGGCTCATGGCGCACTTCCTCGGCCTGCTGGGCCGGCCGGAGTCGGCCTGGTGGGCGGAACGCGCCGTCATGGACCCGGCCCGCCAGGCGCGCGCCAGGCTGGAGCGGACCTTCCAGGAGGTCTCCGGCGTCATCGAGCGGCCGGCGGAGTACGCCGCGGCGATCGCTCGCTCGAAGTTCAAGACCACCGACCTCGCCAGCCTGTCGGCGCGGCAGACCTGGACGCTCGTTTTCGACCTGCGCCGGGCGGCGCAGAAGCGCAGGGCGCATGGGAGGGCGGTATGAGGCGCGCCAGAATCGCCTATAGCGGGCCGCAACTGCCGGGGGGCCATGCTGACCCGTCCGGCGGATCAAATCCAATCCGCCGAGGTTTGCCGACCCTTGGCGGGCATCCTGACCTTGCGAGGACCGAGCGATGAAGCCGGTGGACATCCGCAACGCGGCCTTTGCGGAGATTGAGGGCCGCCTCGAAGGCGACCGGCGCGAGGTCTACGAGACGATGCGGCGCACCGGCCCGGCGACGACTCGCACGCTCGCTGAGCGGATGCAATGGGACCCGCTGTCCGTCCGCCCGCGGGTGACGGAGCTCTACCAGTTGGGGCTGGTCATCCTGACCGGCCGCGAAGGCCGCGAGGGCGTCTACATGGCCGTGCCGATCTCCGAGGCGCGGGACCAGTTCCTGATGGCGAAGGCGCTGCACGCCGAACAGATGAGGCTGGCGGTATGAGGATCCCGCTCGAAACGGCCGACCGTTGGGCAGCGCAGATTGTAGGGGAACTGCGGCCAATGTGCTCCCGCATCGAGATCGCCGGCAGCATCCGCCGGCGCCGGCCTCACGTCGCCGATATCGACCTGGTCATCGAGCCGAAAGACGTGGCGTCGGGCTTGCTTGTGCGCGAGCGCCTCCAGGCCCCTGCCGCAAACGTCATCGCCGCCGGCCGGGAGACGATCATCGTGACGCTGAAGAACGGCGTGCAGGTCGACGCCTGGTTCGCGCACGGCCCCGCGGGCGATCTGTTTGGCGCCGCGCAGAGGCCCAACTTCGGCGCGCTCCTCCTCACCCGAACTGGCAGCCGCGAGTTCAACATCTGGCTCGTTTCGTGGGCCAAGCGCCGCGGACTCCAATGGAAGCCCCACGCCGGAGTGTTCCATTATGGCCGCTGCATCGCGGCGGAGACCGAAGAGACCATCTTCGACGCCCTCGGCATGCCGGCCATTCCGCCCGAGAAGCGCGAGGTGGGCGCGAACGCTGCGGGTGAGCGGCCCTTGCCCGCGAGAGGAGACGCATGACCGCACCGATCCAGAAAACCGCGGGCAGGGGTACGCTCGGGCCGCATGTTGGGCCGCCCGAGGTCCTCCCGCCGACAACCGATCTCCGCACATTCCTCATGCGGCTGCACCGGCTCACCGAGGACGCCGGAAACATCGAGTGGCCGGACCCGGTGGCGACCATGAACGCCATCGCGCTCGTGGACATCCTCCGCGAGCGCATGATGAGGAGGCCCAACGCCACCTCGCCCGGCTCGAAACAACCGGGGAAAGGCTCGCCGTGACAGACCACGCAACGCCGGCGAGGACGGATGCGGTCCGAGGTGGGGTTCGGCCTGATTGCGTTGTCATTCACGTGCGCCCGCTGGGCGAAGCGTGGCGACACGTCTACGTCGGCCGTGTCCAAGGTCTCGGCATCACGGCACGTCACAGCGGCGCCCCCGAGCGCGCAGCCGAGCGCTGCGCGGCGAAAGTGTACGGCGCCGACAGATTCACCCTCCAGCGCTATGGCCAGGCGAACACCTGGCTCGCTTCGCCGAACGAGCCGGGAGGGCCGCGATGACTGTCCGCTTCGTCAAGCCGACCTCCGACGATCTGCTGGCCTACGCCCGCGAGATCGGCTTCCGCGGCTTCGACGCCGGGCGCTTCCTGGACCACTACGAGATGGTGGGCTGGGTCACGGGGCGCAACCGCGCGCCCATGCGCGACTGGAAGGCCGCCGTGCGCCTGTGGCGCCGCAACGCGCGGGACTGGGCCGCCGAGCGCGGCGCCGGAGGCGGGCTGGAGGACGACCCGACGGTCCTCGACTATGCGCGCCAGGCCCGGCGGATCATCACGGAGGAGCGCGGAATGAACATCGGGCTGTTCTACGACAAGGTCCGCGACGCGATCGGCCCGGACGGCCTGGCTCGCGTGCGGCGGGTGGCGGAGGGGCAGAAGTGAAGGCGACGAAGCGAGGAGGAGCGGCGTTGAAGACTCTGACCACCACGGCCGAGAAGCTGAAAGACGCAACTCGACCGCCGGTATACCAGGTTGCCCCGAACCTCTGGGCGCCTGACCCGGCGGCGGACGGGATCCCGGAGATGACTCTCGCCCGGTTCGTCGAGGAGCGCCCCGGCGCGTACCGGCTGGTGCCCGTGATGGAGTCCATGGCCCGCGTGAACGCGGACCTACTGAAGAGGATCGGGATGCCGAGCCAGTTCCTTACGCTCTACCGGCTGGCGCGGGCGGGCTTCATCGAGATGATCCGCATTGCGCCGCACACGTACCTCCTGAACCTGGACTCCTGGTACAATCACGTTCGCCGCTGCGCCGAGGACGAGGAGTTCTGGGAGAAGGGCCGCGGCAACCGGGAGGAGTACCGCAAGGCGCTGTAGCCCATGGCGACGATCCTCAAGACCCCTGTCCCGCACGCCGAGGCCGCCGCGTTCATCCGGTCGAAGCCGGCCGTCGGCCGCTCGGTCTTCGACCGGCTGCTCCCGGAGATCAAGGGGCGCGCGTTCACCATCACCGGCATCCAGTGCGCGGACACGCTGCAGAGGGCTCGCGACCTGATCGCGGCGCTCCCGGAAGGCGCCGACTGGGACACGCAGAAGGGGAGGCTGATCTCGGAGATCTCGCCCTACCTGGTCGACAGCAACGCCGACCCGGAGGCGCGCGAGAAGCAGGTCGCCGCGGCCTCGCGCCGGGCGGAGATCCTGATGCGCCTGCACGGCTTCCAGGCCTACGCGACGGCGCAGCACGAGGTGATGGAGCGGCAACGCGACGCCTTTCCGTTCTGGATGTATCAGACCTTCGGCGACGGCCGCGTGCGGCCGAGCCACACGGCGCTGGACGGCATCATCCTGCCGGCCGACCACCCGTTCTGGGCGGACCACTCGCCGCCGTGGGAATGGGGATGCCGGTGCAACAAGGTGCCGGTGACGGCGGAGGAGGCCGAGGCCGCCGCCGGCGCGAAGGCGAACTCCGCCGCCGGATGGGCGCCGGGGCCGGCCGTCGTGAAGCGCATGGAGCAGACGGGCATGCTCGACCGCGGCGACGGCAAGCCGGTCGACGTCCGCAGCCCGAAGCAACGCGCGATCGAGTCGGGCGAGGACCCGGCGGCGAAGTACTCCTGGAACCCGGCCGACATGCGCCTCCCCCTGGACGAGCTCGCGAAGCGCTACGACGCGACGACCTGGGCGGCATTCCGCAAGTGGGCGGAGGCGCAGACGATCAAGACGAACGACGGCGAGATGCCGGTCTGGTCCTGGCTCAGCGGCACGAAGATCCTGCCGCCCACCGCTCCGGTTGTCATTCCGCCGGTCCCGCCGCCTCCGCCGCCGGCGACGGTCATCCCGCCGGCGCCCGCCGGCAAGGGCACGCCCGTGAGTGGCGCGCTGATCGTCGGGCCGAAGGGCGCGCACGGGAAGGACATCAAGGAGGCGCTCATCGCGCTCGACGCCGTCCACGGAGACGGCAAGCTCCCGAAGATCACGATCGACCACCGGGCCGGGACTTCGCTCGGCGTATACCGCTCCAACTACAAGGGCGAGGCGGTGGGGATCGGAGTGAAGGCGGCCTCAAAGGGCGGCACGCACGTCCTGATGACCACCGCGCACGAGGCCGGCCACTTCCTCGACCACCAAGCGTTCTCGCCCGGCAAGTTCGCTTCCGAGACGAACGCGAAGTTCGCCGCCTGGCGTGATGCGATCGACAAGTCGGCGGCGCTGGCCGATCTCGACAACGCGTCGGTGTCAGGCAAGAGCTACTGGAAGTCACGTCGCGAACTGTGGGCGAGATCCTACTCGCAGTTCATCGCGACGAAGAGCGGCGATCAGCGTATGCTGGCCGAACTGAAGGCGATCCGCGAGGGTCATGCGCCGTGGCGGCAGTGGGCGGATGACGACTTCAAGCCGATCGCGAAGGCGATCGAGGAGATCCTCAAAGGGGAGGGCTGGATGTGACAATCAACGACGTTCTCTCGGCAGTTCAGAATGATCCGGAGTCGATCGCGAAGGCCCGTAAGGACTTGGCCGCGCTTGGCGTGCCGGCCGGCGAGATCGACTTCGAGATCCTGATCGCCCTGGGCGGTAGCGATGTCATCACGGCCGACGGCGACGGCACCGAGTACTACGACCGAGGCGACGGGAAGCGCGTCCGCGTCGACTCGATCCGCTGGCCGAAGTAGGACCATGCAGGCGCGCTTCACAGTCTCGCGCGATCTCCTCACACCGGCGCTGCGGAAGAAGGCCGCGGCCCTCTCCGGCAGTGGGCGCCGCGCGCTCCTGGAGCAGATGGGCCTCTCCCTGGCGTCGATCGCCCAGCGCGCCTTCAACGACGCGAGCCTACGGCCGTCGGCGTGGGCGCCGCGACGATCCGGGGATGGCGACCGGCCGCTCCTCAAGCGCTCCGGCCTGCTCTGGAAGTCGCCTCGGATCGCCGCGCTGGACGACCGCCGCGTGACCGTCGGTTCCGACCGGCCCTACGCCTCCGCCCACCAGTTCGGCACTGGCGCGTACACGATCCGGCCGAAGTCGAAGCGCGCGCTCTTCTGGCCCGGCGCCAGGCACCCGGTGAAGGCGGTTCATCACCCCGGCCTGCCGGCGCGGCCGTTCTTCCCGTTCGACACTTCTGGCAAGATCACTCCGACCGCCGCGCAGAAGATTCGCACGGCCGCCATGGCAAAGCTGAAGGCGCTGCTGGGGGCCTGAGGCTGCGTCAATCCGCCCGCCCCGTTTCAAAACCCGCACCATGCCATGAACCGATTGCGGCGCGCGCGTAGTCTGCGCGCCGTGAAATCGGACTGCCGTCAGCAAGTGAACGTGCTGCTGGGCCTGCGGGTCGCGGCCTTCGCCGCTGGCGCCGAACTCCCGAAGCGCTTCAAGGTCCTCTCCTGGGGCGACAACCCCACGGCCTCCGGCCGCGTCGCCCGCGTCGGCAGTAAGACCCTCGCCACGCTCTCCGCCACGCAGAAGCGGCTGGGCTTCGGCGAGGTCGCGCTCGACTTCGAGCACAACACGGTGAAGGGCACGCGCGCCTACGAGGAGAGCGCGGAGCCCCGGCCGGTCGCCGCCTACGGCACGCTCGACGTGGTCGAGAACGACGGCGTCTTCTTCAACGTCTCGCGCTGGACGCCGGACGGCGAGAAGAACGCGCTCAACTTCCAGGACCTCTCCCCGGCGCCGGCGATGGACGAGTCGGGCGAGGTCGTGTTCCTGCACTCGGTCGCGCTCTGCCGCCAGGGCGACGTCGAGGGCCTGCATTTCGTGACCCTTTCCGTCGGAAGCGGAAACCAGGAGGACCCCATGGACCACAAGGCCACGCTGCTCAAGGTGCTGAAGCTCCCCGCGACCGCCACGGACGAGGACATCCAGACGGCCGCGGACGCGGCCCGCCCGCCGGACATCGCCGCGATGACGGCCAAGGTCTCCGACCTCGAAGGCAAGGTGACGGCGCTCTCGGCCGACCTGGCCGCGTTGAAGGCCGCCGATGTGAAGCGCCAGCGCGACGCGATCGTCGCCCAGGCCGCGCGCGAGGGGAAGGTCATCCCGCTCTCCGCCGAGCAGATCGGCGCGATGGACCTGGCGGCGCTCGCCGACATGGTCGGCAAGCTGCCCGTGACGGTCCCGCTCTCGAAGCGGACGCCGGCCGTCGAGCCGATGTCCGCCCAGGGCGGCAACCCGGCCATCGCGCAGTACAACGCGATCACGGACCCGGAGGAGCGCGCGAAGTTCTACGCGGCGAACCGCGAGAAGATTCTCGGCAAGTAGCCGGGTGGGAACCAAACCGATCGGAAAGCAGTAGGGAAGGAACACGACCATGGCAAACACGCTCGGAACCACGAACGCCGATGTCATCGCCCAGGAAGCCCTGAAGGCGATGCAGGCCACGCTGCCGGTCCTCAGCCAGATCGCCGCGGACCACTCGAAGGAGCAGGCGCGCTTCAACGAGCGGGTCATCGTTCACGAAGTCGCCGCGGCCGCCGCCGTGGACTTCGTGCCGGCGACCGGCTATGCGCCGAGCGACCGCACGCAGGTCGACATCCCGGTGACGCTCAACAAGCACAAGCACCACACCTACGGCGTGAGCGTCCAGGAGGCGTCGACCTCGCGGGTCGACCTGATCCGCCGTTTCGGCCTCAACGCCGCCTACGCCATCGGCGCGGCCGTCGTGAGCGACCTCTGCGCGCTCATCCTCGCGGCGAGCTTCTCCAACAAGACCACGAAGGCGCTCGGCGCCGGCGGCGATGGCTTCGACCGCAAGACGGCGATCGGCGTCGGCACCGCGCTCTCGAAGCGCGGCGTGCCGGGCCTCGGCCGGTTCATGCTCCTGAACCCGGACTACTACGGGAGCCTCAGCATGGACATCACCATGCTCCAGGTCCTCATGGCCGGCGGCGCCCAGGCGGTGCAGAGCGGCAAGCTCCCGAACGTCCACGGCTTCGAGGTGTCGGAGTTCGTCGACCTTCCGGAGAACGGCCAGAACCTGGTCGGATTCGCCGGCACGCGAACCGCGCTGGCGCTCGCGACGCGCATCCCCGACGACCCCGGCCAGGGCGAGTCGAACGTCCGGATCTCGACGGTGACGGACGACGCCACGGGCCTGAGCCTGCAGGTCCGCGAGTGGTACGAGCCCACGCTCGCACAGTACCGCCGCACCTACACCCTGATGTACGGCGTGGCGGTGGGCCAGACGGGCGCCCTGCAGCGGATCGTGTCGGCCTGAGGCGGCTGACGGACTGAACGGAAGAACGGAACCGGAAGGAAAACCGAACATGAAGAAGCTGGGATTCACGCTGGTTCAACTGCTGATGGTGGTGGCGATCATGTCCATCATCCTGGTGCCGGTTGCGCTCTTGGCGGCCGACCGGGGGCCGCAGCGGGCCACGAGCACGGTCACCACGAACAGCGCCGCGGTCGCGATCCCGATCGGCGACACGGGCCGTTTCACGCCGCGCTGGATGACGCTCTCGGCGCCCTCCGGCGTCACGTCGGCGGTCTACTACGTGGCGAGCGGCTACACGGGCACGGTGAACGCGACGGCCGCCTCCGGCCTGCTCTCGCTCACGAACGTGCCGACGATGTTCTACGGCGACAGCTTCCGCGTCGTGCCGTCTTCCGACACGAACGGCGTGCAGCTCGCCACGAACAGCATCACGATCAAGGTGATCGGCGACGTCTTCGATTGACACTGGATGCCCCGGTGAGACGAGGGCCGGTCGGCCAACCCGGCCGGCCCTCAATGTTTGAGGGAACGATGGCGGCCTATGTGAGCAAAGCGGACCTGGATGGGCTCATCCCCCCGCAGTTCCTCGCCGAGGCGCTGGACGACGACGGCGACGGCTCGGAGGACGCGGACCTTTGGGACAAGATCGCCGCCCAAGCGTCCGACGCCGTCGATGCCTTGCTCGGGCAGCGCTTCGAGGTGCCGTTCTCCGCCCCGCTGCCGCCGCTCGTGAGCCAGGCCGCCCGCGTCTTCGCCGCGGCCGCGCTATACCGGCGCCGCGGCCACACCGCGGACCGCAACCCCTTCTCGAAGGAGGAGGACCGCCTCGCCGCGAAGCTCTCCCGGATCGGCGAGGGCAAGGAGCCTCTCACGCCCGACGTGGACCGCTCCCAGGACAGCATCAGCGTCATCACCGAGGGCGCGAAGACGTACCCGGACGGGAGGCTCATTGTATGACCGGGGCCTACACGCCGGACGTGCTGACCGCGAAGGTCCGGGACCACCTGAAGCGCCTCACGATCACGGGTCAGAAGGCGACGGTCTCGATCGCCAAGGACCCGTGGAACGTCCTGGAGATCCTGGCCGATTCGCCGCGCGGCCTTCGCTTCATCGTGCACTGGGGCGGCGAGGAGGCCCTCGGCGATGAGCCGGCGGCGCCGCTCTCGACGCAGCGGATCGAGGTCATCGTGGCGTTCTCGCTGGGCCTGAAGGCCGGCGTCGATGCCGCCCTGGTCGACAGCCAGGATGAACGCCCGTCGCTCCTGGCCATCGTCTCGCGCGTCCGCGGGCACGTACTGGCGATGTCGTTCGGGCAGGAGGATGCGTCCGAGGGGCTGCTCCGCTACGGCGGAGCGGAGCCGTTCGAGACGCCGGAGGGCGTGCCGCTGGCCGCGTACCGTCTGAAGTTCGAGTTGGACACGAGCATGCCGGAGATCCGGCACCTGGAGGTGTGACATGCCGAGAACCGCCGCGAAGATCAAGGGGCAGAGCGCCGTATGGGGCATCGAGAGCGCGTACCAGTCGCTCCAGTCCGGCCTCGTGCGCTCCGTGACACGGAAGGCCACGGGCGAGAAGGACTACATCTACGACTACGAAGGCTTCACCATCACCCAGGTTTTCTTCGATGACCGGGAGGAGGTCGAACTCGAAGTCATCTGCAAGAGCGACACGACCGCGCCGGCGAACGGCGACACGCTCACGATCTCGACGGTCTCCTTCCTCGTGCAGGGCTCCGATCTCATGTGGGAGCAGCGCGGATGGAAGAAGCTGAAGACGCAGGCGACCTACTTCCCGAACCTTTCGCTCTCATAGCGGCCCCGGCCGCATAGAGGAGGCCGCTCCATGGCGAACCCGAAGCGCGTTGTCAAGGCGTTCCTGCCCGAGCCGATAACCGTCGGCACGTTGAAGCTCCAGCCGTTCACGGTGGGCACGGTGCTGCTGCTGGAACGGCTCGACCACCCGCTGATGGACGACAAGGCGAAGGCCGACATGACCAACGATGAGGTCATGACGCTGGTCTACGTTCTCACCCGGCCAGTCGCTGAGTCGAACGCGCTCTACCAGAAGAGCCCCGACGACTTCGCGGCCGCCGTCCTGGACTTCGCCGCGCAGATCCCGTTGGCCGAGCTTCGCCCGCTCGGAGAAGCGATCCGGCGCCACTTCGCCGATGCCGTCGCGACGGCGATGCCGCTCGGGGGCGCGCCCGAAAAAAAAGTCCCGCCGGCACCCTGAGCGACATCGCGGGGCCTCCGGGCGCGAAGGACTACGGGCTCGGCTGGGCGCTCACGGTGACGGACGCCCTGCTGAGCGAGTACGGATGGAGCCTGGAGTATGTGCTCTGGCAGTTGCCCCTGCAGCAGGCCCTGGCGCTCTACGCGGCGATCGCCGCGCGGTACGGGAACGAACAGCACGGGCCGAACTATGAGGAGATGGATCTCCTGGACGAGTTGACGGCCGGCGGCGATCGGCGAGCGCGTAGAAGGCCGCGGCGGAAGAAGAGACGATGAACCTGGCAGCCACAATGACGCTCGACTCGGCGGGCTTCGTGAACCCGCTGCGGTCCGCCATGGGCGCCCTCCGCGGCCTGATCGCGCTGACGGGTGCCTCCCTGGGCGTCGCCGGAGCCGTGGCGGGCCTCCGCAGCGCCCTGGGCATGGGCGGAGAGCTCTCCGAGCTCCGCGACCGCACCGGGGCCGCGGTCAAGGACCTGGTGCTCCTGCGCCAGGCGTTCGAAGATACGGGCGTCGGCGCGGACGCGCTGCCGACGGCCATTCAGTACATGCAGCGGTCCCTCTCCGGCCTGAGCGAGGAAGGGAAGCCCACGCTGCGGACTTTCAAGGCGCTGGGGCTCGACATGAAGGCGCTCGCCGGCCTGACAGTTCCGGAGCAGTTCGAGCGGATCGGCGCAGCGGTCCGCGGCCTTGGCAACCAGGCGGACCGCACGGAAGCCGCCATGACGATCTTCGGCCGCTCCGGAGCGTCGATGCTGCAGCTCTTCGCTGACCCGGCCGCGATCGAGAAGGCGCGCGCGGCACTCGGCTCCCTCCCGGACACGCTGGAACGCAACGCGTCGCTCATGGACGAGCTCGACGACGCCTTCGGCCGGCTCCGAACGCAAGGCCGGGGGTTCTTCGTGGGGATCGCCGCGGAACTTATGCCGGCGCTGAACAGCCTGGTGACGTCGCTGAATGGCATCGACCTGACCGCCATCGGGAAGCAGGTTGGGGAGGTCCTTTCCATACTCATCGAGGCGTTCAGCCAGGGGAAGCTCGGCGACCTCATCGGCCTCTCGATCGGGGCGGGCCTCAAGGCCGCCATGATGCCGCTCGCGAGCGGAACGTTCTGGAAGGGCCTCGCGGAGGTTGCGATCGGCGCCCTGGCGAAACTGGGCGCATTCCTGATCGAGATCTTCCAGACGCCGCTTTCCTACCTGCAGGCGGGAGTGGACTGGATCGTTGGCAAGCTCCAGGAGGGCATCGCGGCCGGTCTTAAGCAGTTCACGATGATCCGCGCCCCGAAGAACTCCATGTTCGGATTCATCCAGGAGCAGATCGACAAGATCCAGTTCGTGAAAGGCCCCACGTGGGAGGAGGCTCTCAAGAATGCCCAGGACAACAACGTATTCCTAAACCGCGCCCAGGAGTCGAAGACGATCGGAGCCGACGTGATGGCGCAGGGCGGCGCCCTGGTCGCGCAGTCATTCAAGGATGCGCGCGAAGCCGTGACTCCGGAGAAGGAGGCGCTGGGCAGGCTAGTGGCCGACCTGAAGGCGTCAGTACAGGCGAGGAAGGACGCCCTCAGTGCCACCGTGAAGGCCCCGACGTCGCCGACGGCTGGCGCGCTCGTGAGTCCCGAGTCAAAGCGCCGGCAGCAGCCTGAGGACGTAGACCGCTGGGCGCGTATCGGGATGTTCGTGGGCCAGGGGGGCGGCCCGGCCCTCGACTACCAGCGCCGCACGGCGACGGCCACGGAGCAATCGCGCCGGGTCCTTGAGCGGCTCGCGAAGCAGAACGAACGCGGCCTGGGCGGCCCAGTGGCGGTGTGGGCCTGATGAGCGCGAAGCGCACAGCCAGGTGGCGGGGCTGCACCGGCATCGTCGAATCGCCCGAGTCCCCGGAATACGACTTCAGCGGGTCCGAGGACACCTGCACAAAGATCTTCGAAGGCCCCTTCTCGACGCTGCTGTCGAGCCGGCCGGCGCGCGGCGCTGAGATGGCCGGCGTGGACACGGGCTTCCAGGTCGACCGCGTGAAGATCCGCCGCTCCCAATCCACGAAGGGCACGATGACCGTGACCTTGACGCGGGCGCCGTCGGCACAAGGGGGCGCGGAGCAGCAGCCGCAATACGAGATCGAGTGGTCCGAGGTGGACAAGGCGCTTGCGACGCACCCGCGATATGCCGCCGGCGGCGCGACGGAGTTGAGCGACGCGGACCGCGCGAACATCGAGGCCTGGGAGAACGAGACGGACCCGGACCTCAAGCGCCAGGGGAAGTTCAAGGCGCCTTCGGGGGAGGTGGTGACGCTCGGCACCAACGCGAAGGCATACGCCTGGAAGCTCTTCAACGGCACGTCCCACTACCCGGTGTACATCCCCGTCGCGCGCAAGACCTCGCTCGTCCGGCAGAATGTCTCCGGCACATCGGCCGGCCACGTCGAGGCCCCCTCCGGCGACTTTGGCACTCTGCCGAAGAGGCCCGGCGGCGCGAATTTCATCTGGGTGAAGACCGCGGACCGCAGCGTCCGCACCGGGAAGCACGGCAAGTGGCAGCGCGTCCAGGAGTGGACCGGCTTCGACAAGGTCGACACGGATCTGATCCCATGAGGCTCCCGGAATACCCCGTCCAAGGCGAGCCCCTGACCGCCGCCTGGGGCCGGCAGCTCATCGACTTCCTCCGCTCGCTGACGCCGCGCCCGTCGGCCGAGGTGAAGCCCCAGCGCCACCCGAACGGCACAACGTGGGAGCTGGCTGCTCGACAGCGGCACGAGAGGGCCGAAGCGGCCGCGACGCCCTTCCGGTTGGCCTGCACCATCGACGAGGAGACCGGCCTCGGCCTGATTAGCTGCGGCATGGGCGTCATCTGGCGGGAGACCCACACAGGCGAAGGCCTCCCTTTCACGCCGGACTGCTGCTTCGCCGTCATCGACTTGCTGCAAATCTCCGACTACGACTGGGACGGCGCCGACCAGTGCGCGGTGTTCCTGACGCTGGAGTACGAGACGGGCGCATGGGTCGCGCACCTGCGCGCAACGGATGACTTCTCCTGGGACGAGGCGGGGAGCGACGGCTCGTTTACCGTTGCCATTCCGAACGGGCCAATCGCGGAGGCGACGCACTTCTTCTCGTGGCCTCTCGGGCTGGTCGCTTCCGCCGGCGCCATCACGCAATGGTGGCGAAGCGACATCATCTGGACGCACCCGCCGGCCGGTGCGTTGCGTATCTTCGGCGGCAGTACGAGCCTGCTACCGAAAGGGTGGGAGGTTGTCACGTTCAGTGGCGAGAATCCGTTGCTGAAGCTGGTCGACTCGGGCGCATCGCTCAACGTCGCCGGCACCGGGGCTCACACTCACACGATCGGCTCCACGACCATCCAGCCAGGCTCCGGCGCTCCCGTCACCGTCGCGGTTTCGCCGATCGCCGGCGCGGGCGACGATCCCAAGCACGTGGGGCTTTGTCTCATTAGGGCGCTATGAGCCTGTTTCACAAGTCGCAGAGTGGATCGAAGGCCGGCCGCGGGCCGGTAAGGTGACGCCATGTTCGACGCCAGCCTCTACATCGATGTCGACCGCCCTGGAGGCCAGCCGTGCCTGCTCGACGGGAAGGCCTCGGCCGCGATCCAGGCCGAGCCGACAATGGCCCAGGCGGACGAGTTCCTGCTCAAGCTCTTCTTCCGCCGGCGCGGCGTCGCAGGAACGAACTCAACGGCGGTTCAACTCGACGCTGGCGCGGTGGTCATCCTGGCGGCGAAGCACGTCGACGAACTTGGCTCGGAGACACTGCTCTTCTCGGAAGCCGGCTTCACGAAGGAGGGGACAGGCGACGACCTGCACTACGAAGCCGTGCTCAGCCTGAACACGGATGAGCTCACGGCCAAGATCGGCAACAACAAGACCATTCCGGTCCGCATCGACGTGGAGGTGCAGAACGCCGGCAACACGAGGCGCCTGACCTACCAGTTCGACCTGACCGTCTCGCACCAGGTCTACGGCGGCGAGGCCGACCCTACGCCCGGCACGCCCCCGTATCCCCACCCGGACCTGATCGTCCAGAAGATCCGCGGGACGGTCGATCTGGCCGACGACGAGGACGAGGTCGAAGTGACCGGGCTCGGGCTCGACGAGGCCCCCGCGCAGGTCCTGCTGACCATCCGCAAGCCCTCCGCGGCGGCCCCGCTGATCGTCTGCGGTCTGGTCGGCGACCCCACCGATGACGGCTTCACGGTTGCCCTGTCGGCCGAGCCCGGCATCGAAGGTTACAAGCTCGACTACCTGGTGATTCCATGA